TCTCCCCTGTGGACTATCAGGGCGGGCTTCAGTATGCAGAACTCGAGGGAGAGATCGCGAACTACCACCTCAACAACATCAAGAACGGCCTCGCCCCTTCGATGATGATCAACTTCAACAACGGAGTGCCACCGATCGAGGAGCAGTTCGAGATCGAGCGCGACATCTTGGCGAAGTGGGGAGGGAGTTCGAACAGCGGCAAGGCCATCATCGCCTTCAACGACAGCCCAGACAACGCGGCAACGATTGAGGCAGTGCAGCTATCCGATGCGCACAATCAGTATCAGTTCCTCTCCGACGAGTGCATTCGCAAGGTCATGGTGGCGCACAGGATCACTTCTCCGATGCTTTTAGGCATCAAGGACAACACAGGGCTCGGAAACAATGCGGAGGAGCTGCAAGTCGCGTATGAGCTTTTCAAGAATAGCGTGATCAAACCCTTCAGGCACTTGGTATCAGAAGCAGCCGAGAGCGTCATGGCGCACAACGGGCAGGAGATCGAGCTCTTCTTCAAAGACCTCTCTCCCGTCATGATGGAGGCACAGGCAACACCCGCGAAGCTGACGAGCGAAAAGGTCGAGATGAGCATCGAAGCTCCGCACTTTAGCGAGACAGCGGAGGAAGCATGGCTCAAATATCTCGAAGACAAGGGCGACAAGGTAGACCTCGACGAGTGGGAGCTCGTCCATGAGGAGGAGGTGATCGACCCCGACGAACCAGACGGGGAGGTCTTCAAGTTTTTCAAGAGATTCGCAGACCCCGAGGAAAAGAGCCGCCACGATGGGGGCATCTACAAGATTCGCTACCGCTACGACCCTAAAAAGACAAAGGAGAACAGCCGCACCTTCTGCAAGAACATGGTCGCCAACGCAGAGCAAGGCGTATACTATCGACGCGAGGACATCGAGAAGATGAGCAACGCAGGAGTGAACAGCGACTTCGCACCGAAGGGCTCGTCCTCTTACGACATCTTCAGATGGAAGGGGGGCGTCAATTGCCACCATCGTTGGTATCGAATGATTTTTAAACGAAAGCAAGTAGGCGGGAAAGTCAAGCCATTAGACGAAAGCGAGAAGGGAACAACCCGCAGAGACATCGAGGAGAATTACAAGCGCACAAGTGAGGGCGCAGCGAAGAGCGCAGGCGTTCAGAACCTCAACCCCTCAGGATACGACGACGCGAAGACCCGCCCCATTGATATGCCAAACCAAGGACGGAGATCATGAGCGACGTGCTATTCATACAACGCGAAGACCTGATCCGCTACACGCTGATAGGTGGCAACGTGGACACAGATAAAATCATCCCGCACATCAAGGTGGCGCAGGACATCCACATCCTCCCCATCCTCGGGACGAAACTCTACGAAAAGCTCCAGAGCGATATAAGTGGCAGCACATTGACTGGTAACTACTCGACGCTCCTGACCGAGTTCGTGCAGCCCTGCCTGATTCATTTGGCCGCTGCGGAGTTCTACCAGTTCCATGCGTACGAGGTGAGCAATGCGGGGGTCTTCAGACATCAGTCAGAGAATGCAAGCACGCCCTCCATCGACGAGCTTCAGGCTCTCATCACCAAGCAGACGGACGTGGGCGACCACTACAAGAGGCGGCTCGTTGATCACCTCGAATACTATCCGACCCGCTTCCCGGAGTACACGGCAGCGCAGGAAGATGGAATGCACCCGAATCATTCACGCAGGTCAAATCGTTGGGTCTACTGATATGGCAAACAGCAACAACTGGGGCGAGATATACAACTCCACATGGTGGGGAGACGAGGACTGGAGCGCGAACTCTCTGAAGATCGACAGCGCACCTCCGGGCTTTGCATTCACAGGTATACTCGACACCTTCACGGGGGCGGCTGCGGCCTACTCTGTGCGCAAGCTATCAAGCACCTACACAGGGGACGCATTGAGGGTCAGAAGGTCAAGCGATGACACGGAGCAGGACATCGGATTCAACGGATCAAACGAACTCGACACGGCTGCCATTCTTGCATTTGTGGGAACGGGAGGTTCAGACAACGGGTTCGTGTCGAAATGGTACGACCAGAGCGGCAACGGGAGAGATGTTATTCAAGCCGACGGCGCTGAACAGCCGAAAATTGTTTCAGCAGGGAGCGTCATCACAGAGGGGGGAAAGCCAGCTCTGGACTTCGACGGCTCGGACGACTATTTGCAGAACACGACTATCACATCAAGCACTCCGACCACTTACTTCTTGACCGCGAAAGCAAACAGAACGGGCGTCATTCAGCGCTTCACTGACGGCGGGGTGAGCGGATCAACAAGGCACTCTATCTATCAAAACGGAGACTTTAAATACTTTGCAGGGGCCAACCTGACGGGAGCCACGGAAGACACAAATCAGAACATCCACTACTACCTCGCGAGCGGAGGTGATTCGCAGGCCATATTAAACGGAGGCACAGCAGCTACAGGTGACTCGGGCACAGCTACACTGAACGGCCTAACGTTGGCCGCAAGGTGGGACGGGGCAGCGCAATGGGGTGACGTTTTGATTCAAGAGCTCATCGTATACAGCTCCAACAAGAGCGGCAATCAAGAAGAAATACGCAGCAACATCAACACCCACTTCTCAATTTTTTCTCCATGAGTTGGTACATCGGAACATTTGAAGAGTGCAGCGAATACAACGCCAAGGTGAACGAGGTCAAGCAGTACAAGGGGAGCATCACGAACAACTGGGCGAACCCACGACAGCACCCTGATGGCTCGAAGTGGGCGGTGAAGGTGAACGCATCCGTCGAGAAAGACGAGGCTTCAAATCTTATCTTTACAGAATCACTTTCGGAGGATTGGAATCCACCCGAAGACGAATAAAATCAAAACATGGCGAACCTTTTCGACTCCGCGAGCCTGCTGCTCGTCGCGACAGCATTCAAGACCTCAAAAGCGTACAGCGTAATACCAACGGACGGAGACGGAGACTTTGTGTTCGCCAGAGCAGATACAAGCACCCGCACGACGAGCGACGGCACGGGAGGGGTATCGGTAGCCATCAACACGCCCGCCCTTGATTATGGCACACCGGGAAGCCCCGACACTTGCCCCTCGTTCAAGGTGGAGGCGTCGAGCTCTGTCGCCACCTTTACCCTGTCCAACATCGTGACAAACAGCATCCTCACAGGCGACAGCGGCACGCTGATGCTCGAGGGCGACATTCCCGACGACGAGACGGGATTCTTTTCGTTGGAGCTTTCAAGCGATGCAGCGAACAACCGCATCCGAACAACGAACACCGGCTTCGTTGTGAAGCAGTCGGGCGTATCCGTAAGCACCGACAACGACATTTTCACAAGCGCGAGCGGCAAGATTTCCAATAGGATCGCAGTCTCATGGAGCGGAGGGGGAGCAGCAGGAAGCCACACCCCGACACTTCTCTTCAGTCAAGGGGGAGCAACCAAGACCTCAACGCTGAACGAGTGGAACGACAACACCTTCTTCGACCGCATCGTCATCACAGGACAGAAGAGCGACGACACCGACCGCTTGAAGGTTCTCGCCCTCTGGGACACCGCCCTGACGCAGACCGAACTCAACACAATCACAAGTGGCAGCTAAAAGCGAAGAGATACGCCTGCACCTCATTCGGGAGAAGGAGGACGCGTGGCAAACGACAGGACGGCTTGAAGACCGCAACGGCATCGAGGTCGCCAAGACATTGGAGCTCCCTTGGAGAAACAACGAGCGCAACATCTCACGAATCCCGGGCGGCATTTATCCAGTCATCAAGCACATCTCCCCCAAGTTCGGTCAGTCGTTTTGGCTGCAAGACACGGGCATCCGTTCCCAGATACTCATTCACGCCGGAAATTATCACAGAGATACACACGGCTGCATCCTTGTAGGTGAGGGACTTAAGGACATCAACAACGACGGCCACCTCGACGTGTACAACTCCCGCAACACAATCACCAAGATGCTGCGGGCTTTGCCTCGTAAATTTGCGATGAAGATCACGACAATCGGAAAAGATGAAATTTGATCTGGACGAGATAGGTATCAACATCGGCCTGATGATCGGCGGCTTCTTTGGGTCACTCATAACCATAAAGAAGAAGCGCGACCTGAAGGAGCAGCTCCTCTCCGTCATCACCGGCACAATGTCGGCCAACTACCTCGCCCCTGTTCTGATTGATTGGCTTAACCTCACGGGCTCGAGCCAATACGGCACGGCCTTCATCGTTGGCTTCGGTGGGCTGAAAATGGTCGAGGCTTTCTACCACAAATTTTTTGATAAGGTCGCGAAATGAACAAGCAGCGATTTATCGGAGAGCTGATTCAATGGTGCGTGATCGCCCTGCTCGCCTTTGCTTTGTTCGCTTGGATAGAGGTGCGATTCTTCCTGCCGACCCTTGAGCGCGACATCGAGAAGGTCATCCACCACGACACGATATACCACGACACCATCTACATCATCAGAGGCGATAGTCTGACGCCCTGAATACATGAATCCTTGCTATCAGGTGTACGAGGATGGGAGCCTGTTCATTGTGTACTTTTGCTTGCACAAATACGCCCCCGACGATGACAAGGTTCTCTACTGGCAGATACCGCCTGCTTACGCCTAACGCCCTTAAACGCCCCGACTCCGACATCATCAAGGTGCTGATCCTTATCATGGCCATCTGCATCCTGTCCCTCACCTCCTGCTCCGCGAACTGGCACTTGAAGAGAGCGATCGCCAAAGACCCGAGCATCGTGCAGCCGCCAGAGGTGGAGATTGTGGATACGACCATCGTCATCGAGGAAATTCGCGCAGAGACGACGTTTGTGTCTCTTCCGGTGGATACCATTACAATCGAAAAACAACGCCTTAAAATCCAAATAAAGCGCATCCACGACACTTTGGTGGTTGATGGTGTCTGCATGACCGACACGATCCGCATCATCGAGGAGGTGGAGCTGCCTCCTGTAATAAAATACGAGCCGCGTCCGACGTGGCAGACCATCCTCGCATGGCTGTTGGCAGGGCTCTTTGCTTTTAAGATTATCCAGAGAGCGATCGACCGCTTCCTCGGGGCGTAAACTTTTTTTCTTTTTTTGTTTGGTAGTGTTGAAAAAGGTTTTATATTTGACTTGTCAAACAGAAACAAACAACCAAAAACCAACATCATGAACCCAATTGCTTTCATCATCCCAACAAACGGCACAGAAAAAGTTCTTACAATTGACATTGACAACTGGTCTGAAGAATCTCTCTTCAACTTCGTCAAAGAACACTGCACCGAACTATTCTGGGATTGTGAGATTAACGAGTCGTTCCACTGCCAGATAATGGAATACTCAGACGGCAAATTCGAACTTACCTTGTCCGGGGACAACGGATGCAGAACTTTCGAAAGCGTAGAAGCATTCTGCCTGTAAGACCACGCCCCCACCTCGGGGGCTTTCTTTTTTTACCTCAAACACCAACATCATGAAAACACTATTCGAAAGGCTACGGCCAGAGCAGCGCGAACGCCTGCAAGAAATGAAGAAGGAGATGCCCTTCGTGCAGGACGGCCTCGTCAAGATACTTCAACAGAACACCCTGCTCATCCATGTACCCTTTGGCGATGTGATTGACATCGTGCGATACTTGGGAGATGGTCGGCACTCCATCGGTGACGGCATTGTCGGAGCGTACAACTGCTTTGAAGACATTGAAAAGACAGGCGATGAACCGAGCCTTCAATCGGATCAAAACGCTCAAACAACCAACACATGAGCAATTTCTCTTTTATCCCCGAGGGGCACAAGATGCCCTCGAGCAAAGGACGCTACACCAAAGTGAAAGAGGGGGAGACCCTCAAGCTGCGCGTCCTATCGCTTCAAATCGTCGACGGCTTTTCCCGTTGGACGA